AGATAACGATGTGTTTCCCGCACCTTGTCATCCATAACCGTGTACCAATTCTTTGTCACCCCATATCCAACACTGGATTGGTACTGGTGTCCTCCATCCAGAACCGCAGCGTTGTATACTCTGTGAAATTCAGATTCAGCAAGAGTCTGTAGCCCCTGTAAATCTCCTGAGAGGACATGATCTGCAACCCTGTCCTCAAATGTCTTACCGTCAATCACCAAGTAGATGACTTCATCCATGCTTCTCACATCCACGGTCAGATCATAAGCAAGCATCTCCGAAGCGGCTTGTACGCCCTTGCGGTAGGCATTTATGAGCAGTGACAAAATGTCATCTGCTATTTGATTGACCTGTACGGTCTGATCCTCTGTAGTTTCGGAAGCGGTGTTATAACTGACAGCGGTAAGGGCATTGATTTCATCAAACGCCAGAATGTAATTTGAAAGTGTCTTTTTATTCATGACAAAATAAAAAGGGACTATGAGTTGTTACACTCACAGTCCCATTGGACTCACCAGAACCTTTGTCCCGGCGTTACTCTTTCATCTTCATTTTTCGTTTGATTTCTACAATGGTGATCTTACCCTGCTCAATCAGTATTTCCACTCTGCTCCCGTGTTTCAGCAGACTTTCCATCTGCTCCACCATTTCCTTCGTTATTACCGGAGTCATCGTCATTCCCCTCCTGTTTCATTCTTTGCTGTTGCTCAAACAACTCTTGTGCCTTTTGCTCCTGTTCCTCTGCATATTCAGCACTTAATGTGTATGCAAGGTCAGAATCTACAAACAACCCACAATGCTCAAAAGCAAGACGTGGATGGATTTTGTTATTTTTCAGCATCAGATCAAGCACCTGTGCCTTTTGAAGAATGTTTTCGTAGTTCCTTCGTGTGAACCGGATTTCTACGTTGCATACCTTCAAGTCCATATCGACAAGAGTGCGGCAGATGTTCAGAACCACCTTCAAGAAAATTCTCTCAGACTTCTTAAACATCAACTCACTGTCCTTTGCTCTGGCTTCGGCAGCAGACCAACCATCACGCATGATGACGGCAGAACCCGTATCAGATGTAGAAGAACCGCCATTACGGTTCGGCATACCACAGATGGTAAGCACTGTCTGATACATATGATCTACCAAGGTCTGAGTCTCACCCTGATTGAGATTACTTACCAAATAGTTAATCTCAGCTTTCAACTGGGGATCAATGTCTTTGAACTTGATAGCCCCTCTTTCCCGGAGTTCGTCAAAATCTTCGGAACTAATATCTACGTTGTGAAATAGCATCAATGCCTGAATGAACTGCTCCACTCCATCCAGACGGTTACTGTCTGTCAGGTTGATTGCATCCAGAAGCGGGATAACCAGTTCAAAAGCACCGATCCTTGCCATATTCAGTGGATATTCGATAATCGGAATCTCACCCAGAATATGTGTGTCATAGGAAACAACCTTCGACTCCACAATCTCAAAATACTCATGATCGGAATAGCAACTGTAATGTACCACTCCGTTTTCATCCACCACATACTTAACACCCAGAATTGGCTTGTTGCCTAAACCGTTGTTATAGACCACAAAGGTATTTCTAGGATCAAGAGTGTAGATTTCAAATGGGGATTCATCATCCTCACCTGCCATTTCATCTGGGAGTACCATACGGAAGGAAGTTCCGCAGATATGAAACCAGTCGGCAAGTTCTTTGTCCTTCGCAGGCTTTTCCTCTGCAAATACGAACTCATTAAGCTGATTGATTGCATCGGCAATATTCTCAGCATTTCCTCTGGAAACATACTGTAACGGTTCACCCATGAGGTAGCCTGACTTGAATGAGACAATCTCATTCGCACGATTCTCAACGATCTTGTTTGTGATCTCAGGTCTTACTTCCTTCACACGATTAAGAATCGGCTGTCTACCCTTGTAGTAAGACCACAGGTAGCTGATCTCGCTTCGGTTCTTCCAGTGGTACGGTAATGCTTTTCGCAAAATCTGAACCACGTTACCAATATTCACTTCGGTTTCATCTGTCAGGATCATTCTTCGTCCGTTCAGATGTAAATAGGGTTCTACCACTGGTGACACCTCCTTCTTAATAATCTTTCTCTATGGTTTATTATAACACTCTTCAATGGTTATTTCAAGCAATATTTATTCATAAGCATTGGAGACTTTTTAGGAAAATTAAATCCTTCTGTCCATAATCTCAACCGTATTTCCGATCAGTCCTCTCAGTTCATTTTCAAGCAATGCAAGGGAGTCTGGTGCGTCATCGTGCGGCACTTTACCGGATCGGGTATAAGTAGTCACCTGTTTCAAGAAAGCTGCATACTGACTGTTTCTTGCGTACAGGGACGGGTCTTTGAAGTAGAACTTCTTCAAGATGTTGTCCGATGCGAACTCAATACGGGTCTGCTTGTTACTGATCGTCTGCTTCGTTCGGATATTGCACACATACTTCCTGTCAGTTAAAATCTGCTGCACGTCACGGGCAAAATACTTACCTGCATTGTTCGACTCAAAGGTACTGGCTACCACTTTGTTGTCAATGAGTGCTTTCGCACATTCAGGTTTGGTTACTTTCGGTGCAGAATCGTCAAAGACTACATCTACGATGTAGACCTCACTTCCGTATACCGCAGCAATCGGCATAGCACAGAAGTCATCTCCGGTGTCCGCAGTATCACAGACAGCAATGATACTGTCAGGATCACGGTCAATCGGCAGTTCAAAGTAGCGGTTAAGACTCTTTTCCGGGAAAAGGATTCCTTTTGCTTCAAACGGTTGCTGCTGAAATTCGGACTCAAACTGTTCCTCAGAAAGCATCTCACGCTGATCCCTAAAATACTGAGTGGTGAAAACCTTTCTACCCTCACGCATATACTCAAAGTTACTTTCATCTGTCACCGGATCAAGAGCAGGTGTCTCAATAATCTTGCATCGTTTTCCCTGTTTCTGCATCTCTTCCTGCAAATGACCGATAGGATCATACAGAGAATATCGTGTACCGCAGATGACAATAGGTGTACCCTCAATAGCACGTCCGATGATATCACCAGAGATGACCTCCCACTTATCATCAAGTCTCTGACGGTTCTTCGCTTCCTCACGTCCTTCCACACAGTCATCGAGGTACAGAAGGTTAGTTGCTTCGGAAAGACCTACCTGACGGGCATCAATGGATCGGCACATAACGGTAGGGAATCGGGACTTATGCAGAAGGTTGATAATCTTCGTGTCGGCATTGGTCTGGACAAGTTTGCTCTCCGGGAAAATATCATAAAAATGATAGTCACTGGGAAGAGTCAGATATTCCAGACAACCAAGATAGAACGATTTAACAAGGTCATCACCTGTACCTTCCATAAGTGTTGCTCTGTCCGGGTACTTACCGGAAAGCATATTCGTGAAGTTGATACCTAACTGGGACTTCCCGGCTCTCTTCGGCATGGAGATGGATAGGAAGTCCAGTTTCCCGTCAAGAATCTCCTGATATGCGTCTACATATCTTCTCAGATAATGACGGCGGGGCTGATAGAACTTCTTGTCAAGTGGCTTGCCATACTCTACCGCTTGTAAGTAATCATCGAAGAAATGCTGTGCCCCGAAAAGAAGTGACCTGAACATCAGATCATCAAACTCTCTGGCTTCGTCAAACTTCTGACAGCTTACTGTCATCCGCAGTCCCCATGAGATATGATTACGCAGTTCATGATTCCATGCGTGTGCTGTCTGGAAGTCAATCTTCTCATACTCCCGGCAGACAGCAAACATTTCTTCGTAAGCCGACCTGTCAAGCGGATTCCTTTCTATAGCTTCGTAAATCTTCTGTTTCAATTTCAAATAATTCATAATAACCTCCTGCGAATAAAAAAAAGGACTGTCAAAACGACAGTCCCATTGGACAAGCTGTAGCATCTCTACAGCCAAGTATTCAGTTAATCAATAAGTGGCAATCCGTTGTTATCCTTTAATCGTCCTCTCATGATTTTGATAATATCAAGCAGCCATACTTGATTCTCCTTATAAGTTCGCTAAAATTCTGAACGGTAATCTGAACATCCAGAGGATAGGCATGATTATTACATAGTACACGATCTTCATAGATACCCAGAACATCAGTCGGAAGCATAACCACATGAAATAGCAAATGCCCCATAGTAAATATAGCATATCTATCCCTCACTTTCACCATCCAAAATCATCTCTTCATTTTCTGACTGTATAATGATCTGAAACTCCATTGCATCAGCCCACTTTATGAGCGTTTCTACAGTCATACCCATACCATCATTTCTCAGGAGAGTCTTACCGATACTGCCCTGACCGGAATAACCAAGTTCCTCAGCCAGTTTCCGTTGACTCCATCCTCTTTTAGAAAGCATGGTTTTTACACAATCTTTCACGGTCATAGCCGTCAGCCCTCCTTAATCAGACTTATTGGCGTATGCCTATCATGATAGACGTATGTCTATTATACTCCCTAACTTTTTATAGTATAGCCCTCTCTAAGAGAAGTTATAGCACTTGATAGACGTATGTCTATTTTTAATAGGCGTATGCCTATCATTTATTCTGAAATCTCAAATGTCTCACCAGTCGAATTGTCTGTAACAGTCAATGAACAATCCATCACCTTCAAGAAACGGATCAGCATAGAGATTTTCATATCACGATTAAGAGCCTGACTTACACCGGATTGGCTTTTCATCTCCATCTTCTCTCTCATTTCAGTCTGAGTGATCTCCTTCTGTGCCATGAGATTTTTAATTACTTCGTTAGCCTGCATTGTGCTACCTCCTTTCATGCTTACATGATATTATGATTTTATGATATTGTCAAGACCTTTTTAATTTTTGCGGAACTTTCGCACCTCACCCGCCCCGGTGGGCGGGGGTCTGTTTCCCCCTCCGGGGGTATGCTGTCCCGGTGCTGCTGTCCTGTCACCAGATCACAAAAAAAAAATATCATGTAATCATGATAAAATGCTTGACAATATCATGTATATATGATATCATGTAAACATGATAAAGAGATAGCAACGACAACTAAATAATTATAGGTTGTCAATGCTGCTGTACAGCAGGCAAGCCGCCCGGTGTACAGATTGCACAAATTGATAATTGAATATAGGAGGTCAAGTATTATGTATGATTACAGAGAAGCAATGACAGAGGATGTAAAAGAATGGATCAAAGAAAACATTGATTTGACAGAGTGGACAGAGGACAGAGAAGGACTTGAGCAACAGTTAAATGATGATCTTTGGACAGAGGACAGCATAACAGGAAATGCAAGCGGTTCTTATTATTGTAACTCTTACAAGGCAGAGGAAAGCATAGCTCACAACTGGGATTTACTTAACGAAGCCCTTGACGAGTTCGAACAGAACAACATAAACGTTATTGAAAAGGGTGCTGAATGGGCAGATGTAACAATTCGTTGTTACCTTCTTGGGTCTGTAATATCCGATGTATTAGACGAGATGGAAGAAAACGGGGACTTTGACGAGTCCGAAGAGTAACACACGTTGCGGCGTGTATAAATAGCCAGTCAAGCCGCAAGCGTCCCGGCTCTGCCGGGGGTCTGGAAACAGAACACAATAGAATATAGGAGGTCTTGTATTATGAGAGAATACAGCTTTAGAAAAGATGGTTTTACTTTTGAGAGAGTCAGCAAGGCAACAGCCCGCCGGGTATTTAATAACGATATGCCTATTATGTTATGCCCTTGCAATTTAAGACCGGAAACCGGGTTATTTAGTACAGTAGTACAGAACGGGAAACATTTAGACACAACGTTTGAAACCCTGTTAAATACGTTTGAATATTACAACTGTACAACCAACGAAACGGGACGCTATACAGCGTTTTATATCCCGGTAACAGAGGTTGACCGCTTTACAGGTGAAACACCAACGGCGGCAACTCTGGGAACTGTAAAACAATATGATTATAACTTTATAAACTAGCCACAAGCCCCGGCAGCAGTCCGGGGCGTTGGTTTATAATGCAGCCGTAGGCGGTCACAAGCCCGTATAAATGCAGAGTGTAAACCAATATAGAAAAGGACGTGATAGCGTGAAAAGAGTCTGGAAAACACCGGAACTTGACTATTACAACCTTTATGCCGATATGCTACAACAGCCCCATTTACTAATTGCAGGGGCTACGGGCAGCGGTAAAAGCGTTGTAATAAATGGCATGATGACAACAGCACTAAAGGACAGCCCCGCCGCTGTACAGTTTATATTGATCGACCCCAAACGGGTTGAACTGGTGGACTATAAAGAACTGCCCCACACACTGCATTATAGCAGTGAACCGGGGGAAATGGTACAAGCATTACAGGAAGCTATAACAATGACAGACAACCGTTATAGGGACATGGCACGGCAGCACGTCAAGAAATACGGCGGCGGTGCTGTGTATGTGGTTATTGACGAACTAGCCGACCTGATGACAACGAACAAAAAGCAAGTACAACCGATATTGCAGCGGCTCTGTCAGATCGGCAGAGCGGCAAATGTTCACGTTGTAGCGGCTACACAATGCCCGCTATCTGCCGTAATCCCTACACCTATAAAAGTAAATTTTGATAGCCGTGTAGCACTCAGAACCCGCAGCGGTCAAGACAGCCGTAACATTTTAGGCGTGACAGGTTGCGAACTTTTGCCCCGATACGGTCAAGGCTACTACATGACCCCGGAGGGATGCAGGTTGTATAATATACCGATGTACGAAACAGAAACCCCGGACATAATAGAATATTGGAGGAAACAGAAACCCCGGATAGTATGGAATAGATAGAACGCCCGCCCCGTATGATCCGGGGCTTTCTTTATGTCCTCAGAACGCACACACGCCCCGGCAGCAGGTCTTTCCTACACCGGGGCGTATTTCATTGCCTTATTTAATTTTAGGGCTTTCTGCCCTTTCTGCAACTTCTGAGATTTCACCTTCTGGCACATCTACAATGTCGGCATTGTCAAGATACTTTCTTGCAAGGGCTTCTGTGTCGGCACTATCACCTAACGGATTGTTAGGAGTCAGAACCATTTCTGTCTGATCCTTCATACCGTCATAGTTCTTCTGCCAGAATATACCAGTAACCGGATTGACTTTGCCATCCTGCATAAGTCCCTCACGGTATAAGGCACACACTTTCTGCACCTTTTTGACAAAGTCGGTGCGGGCGGGGTTCGTTGTACAACGGTTGACCCACTCCCATGCAATACCCTTATCTATTCCTATCGCAGCATACGCAGCCTGATTGCCTATCTTCATATCGTACTTTGCACACGTTTCCAGATAGTGCATGAACCGTCTTTCCATCTCTTCTATGTCATTATAGTCCAACTTCTCAGACGGCATGATCTCCATAGTGAACTGAATCATCCGGGAGTTATACCCTTCTGGCAGATCAGGATTGTGACCCTGTACAATCGGGCTATTTTCTCTTGCTTTCTCCAAGTTCGCAGGGCTACTCTTCTGATACCCCGCTGTCCTTCTGGGCTTTCTGTCCTTCCCTCTCGTTCTGGGCTTCTTCTGTTCTTCTGCCATTCTTACCTACTCCTTTCTGCTCCTTCTCTTTCTGCTCTCTTTTCCATCTCTCTACATAACTTTCCATAGTTCTGCTCCTTTCTTACCTGTAGGGCTTGTAGGGTATTTTCGATTTTCGGTATAACTTTTCTTAGTAGGCGGTCTACTAGAGAAAGTTATAGCAAAATGATGAAATACCCTACATACCCTACAATTAACCTGTCGTTTTCATCATAATTCCGTAGTAAACAGCCACGCCGCCACTCACGGACTTCTGCTCATACCACTCAGGATGTGCCATCAACTCAGCATTGAACTTCTTCATGCTGCATACATAATAGCCGTTGCTCTTGCACCACAGCTTGTAATTATCATAAAGGGTCTTTGCTCTTGTCTTAACGTCATCCTGCTTCTGGCATTTCTCTTCAAGGTACTGCAATACCAGATCATTGTCTTTCTCATACTGCTTGACTACCTTCTGCATATTTGCTGACATTTTCAGACCAAACCTTCTGTACTTGAAGTACCCGGCAACCAACCATGTGAAGATACCACGCATTGCTTCCGGTGACTCAAAGTAGTCCTTCAAGCCTTTGTCCTGTTCGTCATCATTGAAATGCCTGTTAAATTCAATAACACGCACACGATCAGAAGCAAACAAGGATTTATCTTTTACAGCAGGTAGGTCATTACAAGACAGCCACATTGTAAACTGCGGCTTGAAGGTAATTGCTGTCTGATACAACTCACGGGCGGTAATTTCTTCCCCACCAGTAAGCTGCTTGATGACTGATTCATCCAACTTCCCGGCGGTGTCTGACTCACTCATAGTAACCATTCGCTTACCTTTCAGCTTTGCCAGTACCGGACTTGCTGCTTCTGCGTTCTTTGCTCTGTCACCACGGCAGATCAATTCTACAGGTGTGACCGTAGAGTAATCACCAAGCAAGTGCTGAATTGCATCAAGCATGGTGGACTTTCCGTTTCTGGTGGTCTTACCATGCAGGATAAACATACACTCTTCCTTAGATGTTCCAAGGATGGAATAACCCAAGGCACGTTGCAGGTAGTCCGCTTTGTCCTTGTCGTTCTGCGTTACTTCCTTGATAAACTGTTCCCATCTGGCACACTTCTCTTTCTTCACACCGTATTCAAAATTGGTCTGCATTGTCAAGAAGTCATTCCATTTATGCTCACGGAATGTCAATGATTCCAGATCATAAGTACCATTCTTACAGTTAATCAGGAATGGGTGCGTATCAAACTCTGCTGCTGCAATCTTCAAGTTGTCGGCTGCATCCTTCATGAGTCTGTCACGGAAACGTCTGTCACCCATCTTACCGACAAAAGCCATGTACTGTTTACGCTTATCTTCGTCCGGGATTTCTCCGCAGTAGAGTGCCATGATCCTGACAAACTCTTTAATCTTATTGGACACAAGCAATGATCCTACATCCTTCTGCCACTTGCCACCGTCATAGGTGTACCATGACTTTGCTTCCGGGCAGTACCGGGTGTCATGATCGTAACACTCTGAAAAGAGGTCAGCCATACCCGCTTCATCCCACGAATACCCTGTAGAATCTTCCTGATAGGAAGTCTCAGGGTGATGTTCTTTAATATATGTCAACTTTTCTGAAATCTCTACCGATGTTACATAGCGTCCGTTGGACAACTGAAATAATTCATCTTCCATTGTTCTTTCTCACCTCCTTCTGTTGATAGTCTTTACACTTCGGGGTACACTCATAGCACAGATCATATTTAATTTTGCAGCAGAGTCCCCAGTCACCGCCACCTATGAAGTTCTCACAGGTGACGCAAGTATCTGTAGGTATTACACTCTGCTGTTCCATTTTTCAATTACCCTTTCTATTGCATGACTGCCTTTATTGCCACATCTGCTCGGCATATCAATCAGTGTTTCTGTATGAATACCGCATTTTGTACACTGCACTTCTACACCATTGTTGACAAATAATCGTGCATCCCCTCCACAAAACGGGCATGATTTCAATTTCATATCCATAGTTACCTCCTGTATCTGCTTATGCTTTCTGCAATGATCTGTAGTTCTCTGTCTGGAAGCGGTGGCTTGCACACTTCTTTGTTGACTCTCTGCAATTCCTGATAAATCTGCATCGGAGTGTACCCAGTGTTGTGCAATGCACCTGCCAGACTGGTAAGAGAAATGTTTCTGCCGCCGTCCGGGATTTCCGGGTAGTCCGGTTTGACAAAGATTCTCCCACCCGTAGGCTTCGGAAACTTAGGAGAATAGATACGCTGTACCATATTTGAATTGCTCCCGGTCTTTTCTGTCTCTTTAAAATACTTCTCCACTACATAGTCAATAGCTTCCTGATTATCAATGATCTCAGGGAAGATCAGCACCTTCCCGGTCATGATAAAGAACCTTCTTGCCCGATAGATTTCTACGCCTGCAAGATTGTTCTTACCTGAGAACGGCAGCTTGCCACGCATGAGGATATGTACTCCACGTCCACTCCGGGACTTCTCTGTATATGAGTGGCAGGCTTGCATAATATCTGCACACAGCGGGGTCATAAGACCGTCCTCAAAGCCTGCATCAATGTCAATGCCTACAATGTTCTGATCGGCAAAAACATAACCGATGTGGTCATAGTGTCCGTTCTCCACCGCCCACTCAGCCTGCTCAAAGGTAGACCAAGTGTCCGGTGCGGTGGATGAAGCGGCTTTTCTTTCAAATGCTCTCATGGGAACTTTTGAACCGTCCCAAGCACACACCCACTGATTCTGATTCTTTAATTCTTCTGGTATTCTGGAATAGTCCATCTGTTCCCACGCTCCTTACTCTGTAATCAATTCGCTGTGTGGCAGTGATTCGATGAAATGACAGAACGTATGCCATTCATCAAGTTTATGGTTTCTTCGTGCATGATAGATGTTTTTCAACACCGCATAATTAAGCTGCACGGTACGTTTCTGGTTATAAGATGACGGCAAAAGCTGAATCATCTGCCACCAGTCACGCTTGTCCTTCTGACTAAGGAAGTCCAGTCTTGCATTGTTCAGTGCATCCACTACCATCTTCATGATAATAAGATTAGTCTGAGACAGGTGATCCGTGGAGAAATCTTCCAAGGTAAACTCTTTTGCCTGAATCTTGTGCATTGTGCTACACGAATTTGCGACTGTACCCACCTTGTAGGTGTCAAACTCCTTCCACCAGTAGAGAGGTGCTTCCACATCTACCGTGACGTTAATCATTCTCAGGAACTTCCCGTGATCGTTACCTGCTGCCGCAAGTCTCTTCATGAGAGAGAGGTCATTTTCTCCTACTGCATAACAAGCAAATTCTGAACAATCGTGTTCTTTCGGATGACAAATACCTTCACGATCAATAATCCCACATTTTCCACAATCTACAGCAGGATAACTGTCTGATTTATCCCATGAGTTCATAGGATTTCTCATACCTCTAATTGCAGCTTCCCACCCGTAGGTTTCTGCCTTTGAAATTCTAATCATGATTCATACCATCCCTTCTGCGAACTCTCATGTAGTCTTTGTAATCCAGACCATTCATCTTCGCTGCTGTATGCAATGCTCTCTTCTTTGTGCCGTATGTGCCGGGGATAGGCTCTTTACAGCCTACCTCCGTGACATACCATCTACTGCTACCGTGTTCTTTGTGTACTTCGTACTTCATAACCATAGTCTTTGCTTTCCTTTCCAATCGGTTAATAACCTGTTCGGGATCAAGGTCACAAAGGGAATGAAACCATTGTGACCGGAAGAACCTTCGGCACTCGTCCACGTTACAATCTGTAGTCGGTGACTTAAAGCCCGCCAGTAAGTCAACGTAATCAATCGCAGCTTGCTCTATGATCCCGAACTTGAGATTATCAATCCCTTTATCTGCCATACCTTAACCCTCCATTACATTGACTTTCTCTCAGCAATCTCAGCCATTTTTGCAGCGTTCAGACGGGTATCACCGTGAACTCTACTATAGGACAGATAGCCATTCATTCTATCAATCTTCGTGAGGTTGGTACTGCCACACACCGGGCACACATCCATCTCTAACTCTTCATGACCGCAATCATCACAGTATGCCAGAGACAGGTTGACTCCTTCGTAATAGCCTAACTCCATTGCTCTGCATACCAGAGTCTTGACAGCGTTCCGGTTGTAGCTGATCGGATATCTCACATACTGAATCTTACCGCCGTTGCAGAGATTCCAGAAACGTCCTTCCAAGTCTTGCTTCTGAATCGGTGTGATATCTTCTGTGACGTGACAGTGAAAGCTATTGCTTACATAGGGTCTGTCTGACACATTCTTAACTACTCCGTACTTCTTTCTGAACTGCTCCACCTGCAAACCACAAAGGCTTTCAGCAGGTGTACCGTAGATTGCATACAACCATCCGTCAGCTTCCTTGTACTCATTGACCTTATCGTTGATGTGCTGCATGACTTCCAGTGCAAATGCACCATCTTCCGCAATGGACTTGCCATTGTAAAGTTCTTGCAACTCATTGAGTGCTGTGATTCCGAAAGATGCCGTCATAGGTTTGAGAAGTGATTTAATCTTGTCCGAAGGTTTCAGATGCCCTCCGTAGAAACCACCTTCACAATAAGCAATCGGGTTGGTACTGGCTTTCATCTCTCCAAGGTATTCATAAGTACGCTTGTGAATATTGCGGATCATTTCAAGGTAGAAGTCCAAAACCTCATAGAAGTCCTTACCCTCTTCTCTTGCTTTCGCAAGAATCATAGGCAGATGCAGACTCACTGCACCAATATTGAAACGTCCTTCAAAGATAGGCTTATCATCTTCGTCTGCCGGGTGCATACCGCCACGCTCATACCACGGACTAAGGAAAGCACGGCAACCCATAGGGCTTACCACTCTGCCATATTTCTTGTACATCTCAGCCACATAACCGTCACCTGTAAGAGACAGCCAGTCAGGGTACATAGTCTTGCAGCTACAGTCAATCCCGGCTTCAAATACATCTTCGTTGATACAGCCTTCACCGTGAAGATTCTTGTCATACAGGAATACCAGTTTAGGGAAAAGGACTGGCTTCTTATTTCCCGGCTTACCCTCACCTGTCATGTGAACACGCAGGAAAGTCTTGCTTGCCATCTTACCGAAACAATCTGTAGCCAGACCGAAGGTCATAGTGATAAATGGATAGTCACCACGGGATGATCCCACAGTGTTCAGCTTCATTTCAATTCCTTGAAATCCCTGTTCAAAATCTCTTTCTACCTTCTGCATAGCCCATTCATGAACTTCCTGCGTGAAGGTCTGCTGATTGCGAATTTCCATGTATTCATCCACATACTTTTTATAAGATTTTTCAGCGTAAGGTGCTGCCAACTTGTCAACTTCCGGTACTGTAAATCCTCCGTACTGCTGACTTGCGGTTGCGAGGATGATATCACCCAGTACATCAAAGAACACATCAAGCGTTTTCGGTTCGTTGTACCAGATATTCCCCATCTCAAAGCCACCCTTCATAACCTCATTGACTCTGAACAGGCAACAGTTCATAGTGTCCAGTCTTGCGGACTGATCGTGAATGTAAATGTAACCGTCCTGGCAAGCCTGCAACTCTTCCTGAGTCATGAAGAACTTACGGTACAGACGCTTATTCAGTTCGTTGAAGATCAAGCAACGCTTTGTAGCCACCAGTGCTGAGTCCGTGTTTGCGTTCTCTTTATCTCCCTGAAATCTAACAACCTGCGATTTCTGGAATACCCTGTCTAACACATGAACAAAGTCCTGCTTATAGTTTCTGTAGTTACGATAGGATGTAGCAATCCGTGGATCGTACTTATCAAGTACCTGTTCCACAATATTGTGCATCACGGCAACCGGGATATCAGTAAGTCCTTTTTCTTCGATCACTTCCAGTACCGAACCAACGATTTCATGAAATGCTGTATCATCCAGTGTAATCATGACTCTGGAAGCAGACTTGTTGACAGCGTTTACGATCTTTTCACCGTCAAACTCTTCCAGTGTTCCGTCTTTCTTAATTACTTTCATGTAAGACCACTTCTCCTTTCTGTAATGATTTTTGTACGTCAATCACTCTCTGATTGGTACTGCCCGCCCAGTGATAATTGACATCCTTCAACTCTTCTTCAAAGCGTCCATCCACCAGTACGTCTGCATACTTGACTGCTGCAAGCAGATATTTGTTTGCAAGAATCTGTTCCCATGTATACCCGGTGTAGACCCATATTGTTTTCTTCGGAAATCTCTTCTGTACTGCTTTCATGATGGAGAATACTGCTCCACGGTTCTGCGGGTGAAGCGGATCACCCCCGGAGAAAGTAATACCTGCCACATACGGTTTTTCCAGTGCTTTCATGATTTCATTAAAAGCTCTCTTATCAAACACTAAACCGTCATCAGGATTCCATGTAACCGGATTCTGACAGCCCTTGCAGTGATGTTCACATCCTGCAACCCAGAGGACTACCCGGAGTCCGTCACCGTTATTCATGTCATCCTGAGTAATGTTGTGATATCGCATTAGATATCTCCCGGCTTACGATGCAGAGAATTTTCTACTGTAAACCCTTCTGGGTAACGGGCTTTCAGCTTGTCAATATTCATCTGCATGACTGTATCAATATCCGTTCCCAGTGCATTACACGCTTCTGCGATCATCCAGAGACAGTCACCAAGTTCCTTTTCCATGTGTTCAAGGTTCACTTCATGTCCCTGATATTTCTTCTGCAAGATTCCTGCAACCTCTCCTGCTTCACTGTTCAGACCGAACACGGCATGAAACAGTCTATCTTCTTTCTGATCGTAAGGAATACTGCAAGTTCTAATTGCAAGTTCCTGATATTCTTTACCTGTCATGATTTAGTCCTCCTTATTCCTGTGTGATACAGGTGTTGGTGAGTTTGCCGTAAACATCCTCATACATCTCCTGCTTATCTCCGTTAAAAGTATACTCAGCGTAAATACCATCACCACTGATTGTGGTAGATGCAAGGCATTTGTAATTCTGTAAAGTCTTGCAAGACCAGACTACAAACACATTGCTCATATCAATGTCAACTTCCGGTCTATTCTTGTGATACCATTCCACCAGTTTTCTCTTGCATACACTCTGAAAGTGATCCATACCTGTAATAATCATGATTTAGTCCTCCTGTTTCCACTCTTCTTTAGTCGGTGCTTCCTTATCTTCTCTGCCTGCACCAATAACTGCTACACAGATCAGGAAAATCTGACCTGTAATAAAACCTCCGATAAATCCAAGTAATGCTCCCATAGTAATTTCTCCTTAATCCTTAATCCTTGTGAGTAACTTTGACACCGTATTCAGGAAGGAAGTTGATTTCATAATGGTACTTGTCAACATTTGCACCGGAAATATCTTCCACTACATACATCGTGTCATCGTTCAGATATACAAAATGTTTCTGATACTTGCCATCTCCAACCTCACAGATAACTTCCAGTTCGTTGTCTGAATTATTGCTGAGAGAAAATGTACCTTCCATTTCAAGCAAGATCGTATCGGTTCTGGCATTGATTACGGTCAGTTTACGGGTTACATTGAAGTTGTCAGCTTCCTTACCGATGTTATACGAAACCTGCTCAGATTCCGTACATCCTGTCATAAGCACTGCCGCCATAAGTGTAGCAATCACTACAGCAACTACTTTCTTCATAGTGCTTCCTCCTTAAATACCTTTGATTCTGGCAGCCATCATATCTGCCGTGTGAGTCCACAAGACGTTAGGGAATTTCTCAATAGCCTTTCCGTACTTGTCCCAGTTTTCCTTGTCATCGAACGCTCCCATATGCCATCTGATACACGCTTTCTCTTCCTCAGTTACGCCAATCTCATTCGCTGCCAGAAGTACCAAAGACTTCTCAGCATGACCGGGAATGGTGACATTCGGATTGTAGCTGTACGTTCCATCTCCGTTGTGAATGTAGTTATCACACTTGCAGAGATCATGAAACATACCCACAACATAAGGGCTCTTCTTGCTGTTCCAGTGAAGTTTCAGGTGTTTGGTAAGATGCAGCAGACTCTTAGTCACTTCAAGGGAATGATCGAACAAACCACCTTCATAATTGCCGTGATACTTCGTGGAAGCAGGGGCAGTGAAATAACCCATCCGTTTGAAAATAGCTACAAAGTAGTCCACCTCTTCCTTGCTGAACGCCTGACCCATCAGGGACTTGAAAATCTTAATTCTTTCGTTCGTGTTCATCTTCAATCCTCCATTTTGAGAATATTTTAATATAACCATTGGAGAGTTTGAGATAACATCTCTCCCTCTCCGCAGGTCACTTACTTAACCAAGCAGACTGCCAAGATCAAATGCCGCAGGTTTCTTACCTTCCTGCTTTGCAAGTTCAGCCTGTGCAGGCTTGCTCTGCTTCGGTGCTGCCGGGGCAGCTTCCTCTTCATCAAATCCATAAGCCGCTTCCTTGTCACCCAGTCTTGCAAATTTGAGCATCTTGCCCGGTGTTTTGTTGCTCTCGACTTCCTCATGCTCAACTTCACAGCGGATAAAGTGTCCAACCAACTCCTGATCGTCAATGTCCTTCACAGTGAAGTCATCCAGTGCCGTTTTAGCAAAATAGCTGAACGCATTAAGACCGCCCTGATTCGGTTCACCGTCTTTATTCAGGAGAGAAAATCTCTCGATATGCTTCTGACCCTTTGCGGTCTGCATAACCACTTCCATCTTACCGAAGTCCTCTTTGTAGTTGACCTCAGTAATCTTGAATACATGAGTTCCTTCCGGGATCAGTGTAAATCCCTCTGTAAGTCCAATCTTTGCCATTGTAATAGTCCTCCTTAAAATGTAATATCTATATCAAATTAGTATTTGATATCCATGTTTCCGTGTTGGTTGATCCAGTCTATAACGTCTTTATATCCTAACCCGCCCTCTTCCACAGGCTTCATGATATATGCGTACTGCTTCGGATGAGTTTCTTTCATTTGTTCAAACCGGGTAGGTGATTTTTCAAGGTGACATCCGTATCCACAAAACATACATCCGGTTCGGCTGCATCCTGTAGTTTTGAGAAGCGGTCTATCTTTGTCGAAAATCTCACTGCGTTCAGTAAATTCATAATCACAGTCCGATGGTTCGGTCACGATATCTCCGTAGACTGAGCAGATCGGTCTATAATATTCTATACTTTCAATCGTTGCTCCTGTCTCTCTTGAAACGATCCTGCTACCATACCACATAACTTTTTCGTGACAATTTATTCTATCCCGGCACATTCTGTCTTTGTTCAACTCAATGTAGAGAAGAACGTCCTGTTCAGTCCAAAAACTCATAGGATTGGATATAGGAGAAGTCATCTCAAAACCGTTACATCCGTTTCTCAACCATTGTGCTGTCCTTAATCTACTTTCACTTGCCATCTGTGCAGTCATGGGTTTCTTATGAGTCTTTCGTCCGTATGAGTGAACTGGTGACTTTTTCATGATTCTGCAACATGAAGCTGAAAGATTGAAAGGTGCTTCTAAAAAGAATTTGTAGCGTGGCATACAATATTTTGACACTGAACCGTCTTTATTTTTGTATGTACCCACTACTTGCTTATATCGTGAAGTCTCACTAGGGATAATCCCCATTTTCAGACTTAGATACTCTGGACTCTCTTTTGCTTCCCCTCTTCGGTCTATCCCCAGAAGGTCTGCTATTCCCCAAGCATAACGTACCGTCCGACTCTCTCTCTCGACTGAGCGTCATTCAAGGCTTGCATATATTTTCTTGCCCCGTCCACCTTGTCAGAGACTTCTTTAGAAATGAAAGGATAGCCATATTCGGTAATAACCTGCTTGAAATTTTTCTTCGGTTTGAGCCATACTACATTGCTGAAAGTTTTGACAAACTCTCTGATTTCAGGATATTCCAGACCTGTATCTACAAATACCGCCGTCACATTTGAGTACATCTGCCGTACCAAGTCCAACAGTACCGTACTATCTTTTCCACCAGAAAAGCTGACATATACGCCATCCTCTCCGTAATACTCAACCCATTGACGGATTCTGTATTTAGTCATCCTGATTTTGGCTTCCAGAGGAAGTGATTGCATTTGCCATAAATCACTTATAACGTGTTTTCCCATATCAATCCTTCCTCTTCTTCGGAGTGAAACGGTACTCAAGCTTTTTAGTCTCAGTCATATACTTATCAAGCACACCGTCCTTCTCCATTGCTTCTGTATCAAAATCCTGTTTCTTCTTCATGCTGACGGTAGTGACAAAATCATAGCTGCCACCTGTAATCGTAACAGTCTTATCACCCGGCTTGAACTGGCTCATACTTGCTTCTTTAATCAGTTCTTTCAGCTTTTTCAGACGCTTTTCATCGTCAGATACAGTTGCATTGACCTCTTCGATGTGAAGCATAAGCCCTTCGGCTTCCTTCACCATTGCGTCCAGATCGGAGTCAGGGGAGAGGTTGTTATCTCTCAGCACTTTCAGAATGTCAGCGTCAGCCTTTTCATCATACTTCGGAGATACACCGCCCTCTACATGAGTTTTCCACCATTTTTTAACCTGCGTGATCGTTTTCTTCATGTTCGGATATCTCTCAGACACCTTAAACGGACGAACGAAAGTATTCTCAGCTTTACACTCATAAGCTGCCGGGTCATCATAGTCCTTCTCACCCAGAACCGAACACACCATGATTACGTCATCGACTCCAAGAAGGTAGGCATAAAGTGCAGCCTGTAAAGCGTAATACTCAGGTACATCTTCTACCCAGTCCTCAGACCTCTTCGTGGTTTTCATTTCCAATACCGTTTGTGGCTTACCTTCCTTGTCTACAAGAAGGTAGTCCCACATACCACCGAAGATCGGTATATCACGGAAGAAATCTCCCCACGTTTTCTTGAAGTAGTCCTCACCGTACACATCCGTAGGTGTAATCAGATTGCTCATGAAGTATGCAGTTTTCATGTACTCTGCCTGCTTCGGCTCAATCGTCTTACCTGCGATAGTGTAGATCGTGTCCTCAAACGGTTCTTCATAAGTTCTGGTAATTGCACACCACGCATTGAACGGGCTTGTCCACTTATTCAGACCCATGATTGCTGCAAATCTTGTGCCTGTGATCTTCTTCGGTTTCGCAGGTGGTGTAATCGTGATGGTTTTATCGTCATTCCACTTCATAGAACTGTCCTCCTTCTTAAATGTACTGCTTCCACAGCTTTGCGAAAGTGCTTCTGCCGTCCCCGCCCTTCTTATTCAGACGGGTATATCCTGCACGTTTCATATTCGCTCTTGCGATCATTCTCTTAAATTTCCTCATTACTTCTGTCCTCCATGTAACGGGGTTCGCTTTCCCCGATTGTTCTACAGTCAATCAGTTCCTTAATTTGTCCATCCAACTCTACGGCTTTATTCAGATACCAGATTGCTTTTTGAATATCTTCCAGACCGTTCTTCCGTCTGTGACGGTAGATGTACTTCAAGGCATTGCACAAACAGAAATCCTTCGTTGCCTGTACGCCCTGAGTCTCTACCATCACGTCAATGCACTCAAACTTCCCTGTTTCGTAGTGGGATGGATGATTCACATTGTCTGACATACATTAGCCCTCCGTCTTGTAAGCTGCGATCATCTCGCCAAGATTCTTGATAAGCTGCTCACACTGAGAACGTGTTACCTGAGTGAAGCCATTGGTTTTCATGGCAATCTGCTGAACAAAATCTTCCTGATCCGGGTCTTTCTCCATCAGTTCCTTGCAGGCATTTTTCAGTGCTGCAATCTGCAAGTCATCTGCCTGTCCCTCAGTGTCCGTCAGAGTTTCCTTTGCTTCCTTACGTTCCGCAGGTGTAGCCGGGGCTTTCTGTTTCTTCTGAGACTTCTTCTCAGTCTTTGCTTTCTCTGGATTCGGTGCTTCAATCTCCGGTTCTTCCTCTTCCGGTTCAGAACCAAGCGTAGCGTCAATGTCATCCGGTTCAGTGATATCCAAAACTGCCATCCAGAGGTAACGTCTGAGGTATGTAATAGATGAACCAAGTGCCTGCATCGGATTGGTTACTTCCTTACCTGCATTGCTTACGATAGGCTTAACCTCACGGTACGGCACACGGAACTCAATAGGTGCTTCCTCAGAGTTGTCAGTGTTGTACACTCTCATGACCGCACCGTTTTCATCGGTGAAGTCAATGTCCGTGGTAAGTCCCACACGGGCAAAGATTCTGATTGCAGGAGGTACAATGTCCTCCAACTCAAAATACTTGAACTCCAAGTGCATATTCTTACCAGACTTCTTAACCTTCTGGTTAAGGAACTGCAATCTTGCCTTTGCAAGTTTCTGTCTCACGTTCATACCTTCATAAATGTTTGCCATTGTTATTGATCCTCCTTAATTTCTTGTAAAAATGCTCTTGATAATCAGATAGATAACCCAGACTCCCAGTGCCAGTTTCCAAGTGAACATGAAACCAAAACACATTGCCAGAATCCAGATCAGCAGGGCAGTAATCAGAAAACTGATTACAAGCCCGATGATAACTCCTAACAGATAAAACATAGCTAATCCTCCTTACTCTGCGAATACCCAGTCATCGGCAAGCATATCTGCCTGAGATGCAAGCCAACCCATCTGTACCCCGGAAGTTCCGACAAAAGCTACTGCCATGTTACCGATGGCATCATGCTCACAGTTCACGATATCTCCGGTAGGTGCTTTGTAAGAGATTCCGCTTGCAAGCTGAATGTACTGCTTCTTGCCGTTCCATCCCTTACGGGCTACCTTGTGTCCACGTTTCAGATACTTGATTGCTTCCCCGAAGGAGAAAGTAGCTTCACCACCCATTGCAGGGCAGTTCTTAGTGCTTGCAAGCACCCATTCATCGGAAAGAATGTTCAGAGTGGTGTATTCAACTCTCTTAGTCTCACGGATATCCAATTCTCTGCCATCCTTCGTGTGCATTACGATAGTTTCCTTTGCAGCATCCCAGTACCAGTAACCACCCCAAGACGGAAGTTTCACCGGATATCCCTGCTTCATCAGCTTGAACGCTTCCTTGAAATTCATCGGAGTCAGATTTTCAACAACAATCTCCCAGTCACCGTCTGCTACCCACATTAAATCAAATGGGAAGATTTCTCTTGTATCACATTCAAGACCTTCTTCGTCATGGTTGACAATGATACCGCCCTTTTTATACCAGTAGGCGTTGTCCCAGTCTTTCAGTTTAATCTTCTTACCTTCATCCATAGCCTTGCTCACTTCATGAAATTTCATAGTCTTAGTCCTCCTTATTTTCTTCGGTTTCCCCGAACAGAATCTTCTTAACATCTTTTGCGAAAATAGCACCTGTCAGCGGAATGAGCAGTTTTCCCATCCCATCCAGTTTCGGATCACTCACCTGATCGTGAATAACCTGCTTTACTGCTGCGTCAAACTCTTCTGCTGTTACCATTTTTTTTGCTGAACTTTCCATGTTCTTGTCCTCCTTAATTGAACAACGCTAATGACTTTTTCTTTAGCGAATTTATTTTTCTAGTATTCTTCCGTGGTGCTTTCACACCTAAAAACTTCCGTATCTGTTCCTTTGCCAGTTTGACATACCATTCTCTGTCCACAACGTCTATGGACAACTCATTATTGTTATCTACTATGCAGTGATCTGGCAGACTGGGAACTTTTGCGTCCTTTCCGGTAGTGGCGTGAGTCTTATAAATCTTTCCATAACCTTTATTCTTGCAGGCGTACACACGATTGACCTTCTGTACCGGAACTTTCTCACCACCTATTAACTGGTAGCATCCAGAATATTTACCTCCGACTTTCGCTATCACCTGAAAATCAAGGATATTATTGCTTGCCGCAATGGTTTCTTCCGGGAGAGTCCCGTTCACAAAATACTCTTTCATTGCTGTAGCCACGATACAGGCATTGTTATTGATATTCCAAGCACCGCCACTCATGTTGTCCCATGCAGGTAAGCCCATTGTCGTAAAGTCAATGTTTGCATTGGTTAAGATCCCTCTTACCAGATTGCCACCCTTGACCTTCGGTTTGCCGTCACCTACAGGTACTTCTACATAATTGTTCACATCTCTCTGAACGATTTTCTGAATGAAATCCTCTTCCAGTTCAAAACCTGTTCTGTCCTGCCACTCCTGCGTAATCTCCTGCCATTTTGCTTCGTCAGACTTATCAAAACTTACCATGATACCATCCGTGTTAAGCTGAATGATCTTCAAGGTAGGACACTCTGCTACAAGGTGCATTGACAGTTCCAGAAGAAGTAGCTGCCCGGTGATACACACTGAACGTCCCATGAGTGGATCATAGAGATCGTTATAGGAAATTCCGTTTTTACCATTGAGCATTGCACCATAAGAGGTGTTCGCTACCAGTTTCAGGGCATTTGCAGTTTTCTTGTCCCCGGCTTTCTTTGCTTTCATTCTCTCTTCCAACATATCTACGAAAATCTGAGGTGATGGTATATTCCTACTACAGAATCCATACTGCTGTCCTGCCGAAAGAGGTATAGTCATAAGATGTGGATAGTAACTACCTACGTCCTTGTTTCTGATCGAACGATTTTCCGTTGCCACCTCTACATAGTTCGGGATTGCTCCATGAATCCCTCCGTAGGCTATCGTGCAAACACAATCACCTATTCTAAATTCAATACTTGCACCCTTAATCTTCCTGCCGTATTGATCGTAACCACCAAACAGATCAATGTCCGGTACGTTCGGATCATGCAGCCGATCAAAGAAATCAAATATTTCCTGCGGAATATACTGCCGAAGCAGCTTATCCGGGTATCGGTAATTCCTTTCATCCGTCCAAGGTTTCTCCGGTTTCTCAGCTTGTAGGTACACGCTTGTCAGTTTGGCATTTGTCATATACATTGCCTTACGGTCTGTCAGACCTCTCTTCGCTCCTACAGCAACTTTGTTATCCAGATATCCTTGTCTCAGTTTCCAGAGAATTTCCGTAGCATCTACGTCATATCGGCAGTAGTATTCAGTCCTTCTTCTCTCACTCTCCGTCAACGGACGGTCAATGTTGAAGTCAACCCCTGTTTCCTCAATCGGTATTCCAAGGTGTGCTTCAATAGCTTTCAGTGAGATTCCGTCCTGACAATCATCTCTCAGGTCAAAGCTGTCAAAGAATACTCTGTACTCTTTCAGTGATGGGATATCCCATCCACTTAACTCTTCCTGAATGATAAGATCATTGACTTTCTTCACCTCTTCCGGTGTAAAGCCACACATGACTGCCTTTAGTATGAAATTATCGTAGTGCTTATTGTTGAACCCGCCTAAGAACGGGTCACGTTCCATAAATGCTATTACAGCATCGTTGTCGTTCCAGATGGAGATGTGTTCGCCTGTGACAACATCTTTGAAATCAAAGAGCCAGTCATAAGCGAATACCTCACAGTCGAATATGTATGTCCCCTCAACCATGAGATCACCTACCTTAGAGCCTTTTGCACTTGCAGGAGTTCTTGTCGTGCCTGCACACATCTACGATGGATAGACTCTCTTGAATGTTCTGGTGGAATACATCCCCATTCATCCGGTTCGGCACTCAGACTTTCCTTGACTCCTTCCATCAGAAGAATGGCTGTATCAAGGTGTCTTGCACTTTCTTCACTAATCTTCATAAGGGTAATCTCCAAACTAATCATTTGCGTAGGAGAATAACACCATATAGATTTCACAGATTACACACACGATGAAGGGAATCCATGAATCTGAATCAATAAGACAAGCTGACACAATCCATACAAGGCTAACCGCCCAAGCTATAGCTTTCAAAATTTTATTCTTCATGGTTATTCTCCTTCCAAAATTCTACAGTTACATTTTCGGTAACTGGTGCATCGTTTCTTGAACGACTTTTCCAGTGACCGGATGAAGTCTACATAATCATAAGCAATCGGTTGTTCCTTCCCCTCAAAGGTTCGTGCAATACGCCCAACACTCTGAACGATCACCGCATAGTCCTTCTGAGGGGTTGTCAGGTATAGCCTGTCCAACCGTGGGATATCAAGCCCCTCTTTTGCCAGTGAGTACGATGCAAACAAGTATCGTTTCTTGCCTGTCCT